GTCAGAGAAGAGCTATCTAACCTTGTCGGGGTTATTCGTAAAAAAGCCCCGCTATTTAGCGAGGCGCTGTTTGTATCTTTTATTAAATGAGGACATTAAATCCTCTTCGCTCACTTCTTTCTGGAAAATGAAATGGCAGTCACAACAACTGATTTCTGATATGCCGAGATCACAATTACTGTTTATCGACAGACCATCTTCGGAATCACAACCAGGACAAATACCTATCTCATTTTCATATTCCGGATATGAATCCATATCACTATAAGAAAGGCATTCAGGATGATGGGAGCGAGGGACAGACGGCGTTGTTGTTCCGCAACTGACACAAAAACTCTTACCCTCTTCGCAGATACCCAGCCATTTAAGTTTTTTGTCTAATTGCTTAAATCTTTCCGGGTTAACAGGAATTGAGCCGAATATTTTGATAAGACTAAAGCTTCCTTTGTTCATTTCATCACCTGCCTTTGTTGTTCAATCTCCCGTATTGCCCGTTTATCGTGATTGCAGTCTGCTATCGACTTCATTGCATCGGCCAGTAACAGAATTGCTCCGCCGTAGGTAAGCTCATCCGGAATAACCGGCAGCAGACAATCAGCGGTCAGTTGAGCCGGAATCGGCACCACCGGAGCGGGCACGAATGTCTCTTTCGTATTGCTGCAACTTCCCAACAACACCAGGGGAAACAGGAGTAACAGCGCACTCACTGTCTTTAAACTCCGTTCTGATAACGGTTTTAATTTTGACATTCTCCGTGTCCTCTGTTTCTTTGGCCTTGATGTTGTCGAGAGCCACACGCTGATTGATAGCGACAGCAGATAGGGTGATGTTATTTACGGCCGTCAATGCAGAGTGCTTATCTTTCAGTGCCTGGTAGTTATCCTTCAATCCACCATACAGATGCAGGATAAGCAGCAGGCCGATGAGTAGAACCCCGCAGATACCGACCAGAGCTTTTGTCAGCCAGTCCATATCATGACTCTTTCACTGACAGCGCAGCATTGCCAACCGGTAATGGGCGATTATCCACCGGAACACCTGACGGCCAGCGGTAACCTGTAACACGGTCGGTTCCGAATGCTTTGATATTTACCGCGTCTGACTGGTTGCCGCCCAGCACCATTAGCTGACCTGATTCTGTTTTACCGACCACGAAGCCAACATGACCGCCGCCGGTACGGGAGAATGTGACAATGCAGCCATATGCAGGCTGTGTCAGCATTTTTCCGAACGCCAGATATGAGCGGGAAGAATCAGAGCGGGTCGAACGAATACCGGCACGCTCCAGGCAGGCATTAACAAATCCTGCACACCACGGCACTTTACGCGCAGTGCCAACCAGTCCACGCAGTTTGCTGTCAATCCACATCTGGTCTACAGCTGCAGAACCTGCTGCCGTGTGTTCTGATATGCCGATTTCTTTCCGGGCTTCAGTAATCCATTTTGGTTCAGTCACTTTTTGCACCTCTGAATATTTTCGTCACATTCCCGCCGGCCAGCATCACCAGAATAAATCCGGCAACATTTATCGCCACCTCGGACGGGTCAGCATGGGAATAGTCATTTGTCAGAATGCGCAGCGGTACTGAGCCGAAAGCCACGATTAACAGCCACGCCATGAATGATGGGAAGAACTTGTATTGTGCGCCGTTGCGCTGGTAATTCATCAGCCGGATAGCCGCCAGGCCACACACAAAGAAATTGGTGTAAACCCATAAGTCTGGGAGGATCATCTTCCACCTCCTCTGAATTTATCAATAGTCGCTCCGACCACTTTGTTAATAAACTCAGTGAGTGAACCCGGCTTTGAAATCGCCACCAGTACACCAACCAGACCAGCCGAAGCAAACATAGCCCCTACTGACCTGTCGACCGGCTGATCGCTGACAAACTTACTCAGCAGACCGGCAACAAAGTCAGCGCCGTAAATACCAATAATGAATGACACGACGAAATAGCCCCATCTGTGCCACAACTTGATATCGCGGGATGAAAGTACGAATACAACCGCACCGGCGAATGCCCCGATCACTACGCCAGCATCCAGTCCGGCAAATAGACCAACAATAGAGACACCCGCTAACGAGGCGGTTGCTGTGCCTGTTAACGGCTCCTGCATTATGTTTAGCCCTTATTTCAGGAATAAAAAAAGGCCACCTAAGTGACCTCATGTAATTTAATAAATTTAATCTTTTTTCTTACCTTTGACTGCGTCATAAACAATACTTGCGCCAAAACAGATAATGGCGAGAGGAAGCCCCCACTTAACATCACCCGCAATAACGCCAAAGTTTTCAAGTAAGGAGATTATCCCCGCTGCAATAATAAATAACCCAAAAAACATAGATACCTCGCCCATAAGAATGTGAGCGGATAGTATACCTAATCATTAAGACATCTAACAAATCCAACACTGCGCTAAATGATGTAAAAGCCGCGCACAGTATCTCTGCGCTGATTACGTTTGTTTGTTCAGGATTCTGTGGCGGCGTATATGAAAAAAGGCCGCACATAGCGACCTTTGGAATGTGAACTATCCGGAAATTCCGGATAGTTGAACCTGTAAGTAACTCTTACAAGTTGCAGATATGAAAAAGCCCTCCGGAGAGGGCTGTTATGCATGCTTCGACACAAGGCCGGTTTCCCGCCGGTGTGCGCCGTTTACTTACTTCCTCGCTCTGCATTCTTTCGACCTCTCAGCCGATGCGGTTCGAGTCCCAGCCCTGCGGCGAAGTGACGAACTAGGCGGGATCGGTAACAGGAGCCGCCTCTTTTACCCTGTTACCTGCTCTTGCCTTTAACTGCCGGAGCATATCACAAACACTACACTGAAATTTCTCGATTTGCAACATTTTTAATATATATTTATGAAATCGGACACTCCTCTCGTTTTAACTCACGCTCCATTGCATAAAACATCTCCTCTTCCAGTAGTCTTTCTGCCCATTCGATGCGTCTGGTTCCCTGCTGGATGCTGATTCCGGTCATGAAAGTAAGCTCACGCGCCATCTTTTGCGGGTATTTGCGCTCACAATACCGTTTAATAGCCACATGACGGATTGGGTTATCTTTTTTAAACCTGTCGGTCATTACCTTTTCAACAAAAGCGGCATCATCTGATTCTTTGGCGAGAGCAATGATGTCGTTTATTGTTTTCTTCGGATTAAGTATTTCGTGTGACTTTTTGAACAACTCATCCCCGCGATAACCCATTTTATGCAGGTCTTTAACCACCTTGATGATTCTTTCACCCTCAGTATCACTCCACTCAGTGCGGATCATCAGGCGGCCAATAACGCTGCACTCGCTTGAACCGTAATCATTGCCACCGTACGCATTACCCCATGTCATGAGCATGTAGCGAACCCACACCCGCTTGCCGTCAGAGATGTTTTTACGAGCGCCACACCACACCCGCCGCAGGTCATTTTTATTGGCAACGTGCGCCAACAGGTAAAAAGGTTCGTCTCTCATTTCTCTTTCCCCTGATTGCCTTTCATCTTGGATTTTGTCATCAGCACGCCGTTGTAGATAACGTGCATTTCACACCGGGTATCACGGTGAAACTTCCTGACTGTATGCCGGTTTATTCCCAGCTCGCTCGCCAGTGCGGTCATGTTTCCGTGGTGCTTAATAAGCATTACCGGTATCGATGTGATTTCAGGTTTCATCCCCTATCTCCCATATCGTGACATCCAGTGACCCACCGCTTACCATTTCACCGCGCCTGATCCGCATATCATCAATCTGACTGTCGTCCTTCCAGAAACCGGCATGAGTCAGCGAATCGAAAACAGCCTTTGGCAGGTTATCGAGGTCTCTCTGTCGTTTGTCCGGGGGATTTGCTGTGATACTGATTCTGATGCGGGATGTGGTTCTGATATCGAGGTTTTGCTGTCTGATTAACTCTGTGATGTGCTGCCGGTATCTGGTTCCTTTCTCTGCGATGTAGTGCCGACCTCTGGCGTGTCGCCAGTACGTGTTTAGCGATGGCGGGTATGGCAACTTAAGGTGATATTGGTTCATGCCGATATTTTCCCCTCTGCCAGCAGCTGTGCCTGAGTCCGGATAACGCCCTCAAGGTGACACTGTTTTGCATACTCAGCGTCTGTGAGGCGTGTACGCCGGTCGATTTCGTCATGGCACGCACTGCACGCCCATGCGCCAAAAATGTCCGGTGACTTAATTCCGGTGCCGCACAATCCAGGCATCCGATAGTGAGCCAGCACCACCGTTTCAGAATTTCCGTTACACACTCCCGGAATTCGGATCTGGCATTCTCTGCCGCGTGCTTCTTTTCGTAAATTCGCCATAATCACCACCAGTATTCATAGATGCCGAGTGCAATAACAAATATCACCCAGCTCAAAGTGAACGGATTACTCAGATATCCTAGGATGCGTTTGATCATCACCATCTCCCTTTATCCTCTCAACAACCTCCAGATGCGGACATCCACTGGCGCACTGGTCGCACAACCATGTTTCATCGTCGGCCAATTCTTTACTGCACAGTTGGCATTCCACGGCGCACCTCCCGCAGCATTGCGTCAATTTCATTGATGAACGACCACCCGAACCCAGGCTCAAACGGACGGGTTCTGTATTTTGGACGCGATGCTTTCTCCTTGATTACCGTCATCCTTGCCTTAGCTACCGGGGTCGGCTTTTCTGCCAGGCTGCTGAAATGTGCCCTGACTTTAGATGCCGCACGGTCGTCAAAAGCGTAATAAACCTGACTGCCTTTCCTGCGCACGGCGTGGACACTGCCGATATCCTGCAACAGCCGGACAAATTTAGCGTCTATCATGCTGCCTAGGCCGGTAGCCTGTGAAACCATCTTGACCGTGAAGGCGTCAAGGTGGCGAAGTGACCGGATTATTTTAAGGCACATATCCTGCTTCTGTTCATTGGTGTGAAGGTATTGTCTTGTCATGCGTCCTGCTCCCTTTTGAGTTTCATGCTGCGTAATCCCACGTCATTCCTCTATGGGATTTCTGCCTGCCAGTGATTGTGTTATGAACCAATGATGGGTTGCAGCCATAGAACCTTGTCGACTGCATTGATGGGTACCAATGACCAAATCCTTCTTTTGATATTGATATAACAGCCTTCTTTTGCTTGTCGCACAGACCGGTTCTCCATGCGTGTTTTGTATTCTCTGCCGGAGTACACCATTCAAGATTTTCCACCCGGTTGTTTTTCTTATTTCCGTCTATATGATTTACTACAGGTAGGTTTTGAGGGTTTGGGATGAAGGCCATCGCAACCAATCTATGTACCAACAAATGATCACCTTTTGGCCCAGCAAGCCTGTCGTATTCCTTGCTCCTGCAAAGACCAAGCACCTTGCCTTTTACTTTTCTGTATGTGAAATTCCTTTTTCTTCCACAGGTTCTAACATCCATATCCTTACTTTTTACCCGACCTAAATTGCTCACCTGATATTTACGCTCCATCCCAGGAACATCCTTCCAAATTTCATGATCATTCATTATCCAATCTCCTTTTGTGGTACTCTGAATTTTCAGGGATTCTCGTTTTTATTCCACGGTCAATGCACCACACCTCAATGCGCCTAAGGTAAAAATTCATCTCGTCAGTATTCAGTAACTTAGTTGACTTAACCCTTCGCACCACTCCCATTACCGAAATCGTTTTTATTGGGCAAAACAACTCCTTGAGATATTCATGCATCTCGTCTTTGCTTAAACGCTCCGTAGATATTTCGTTTATTGCGGCTGCAATATCATCATTCCACATCCACATAAGTGCGTTCTGAGATAGTGAGCGGGTAGATTTCCAGGGCTTGATGATTACTCGGTGGGGTTTGTTTGTTGCGAGTGCTTCTTTGAGGTGTTTCCAGGCTGCATCTTTGGTTGATTCGTGGAAGAGAAATTCTGCCTCCATTTAGACTCCTGATTTTTTGGCTCTCCGGATTCTGGCTTTTGCGTTGCGCTCAATCTGGATAAGCTTTTCGATATTTTCACGCCGGTATTTTTCTTCCTGCCGCAATGCCTCGATATCACTGACCAGCCGAGTTTCTCTTTTTGCCATCTTCAGCATTAAATCGAAGGCATCGAGAACCTTACCGCATTCCCTGCATTTAACTCTGCGTTCGTGTTCATTGACCAGGTATCCTGAGTGCAGACAGCAACCTCTCGGATCATTGTCTTCATGAACAAATGATATTTTGCTTTTCAGGTTGGGGTCAGTGCCGAAAGGAAGTGCGATTACGTTGCTTAACTCGTTTTCTGTATCACTCATATTTAGCTTCCTATGCTTTCTTTCCCCGGTTCACGAACCATTCGACGGCATCGCATATTTGCTTATCCTCATACCAGTCTTCAATCCATCTGGATTCGTATTTATCCAGGAAAAATGTTGGCCCACAGTATGGATGCCAGGTCATGTAGATATAGCGCCCATCATTCAGCCTTAGTCGGTACATGCGATAACGGGTAATGTGAATAATGCTCATCCCCTACTCCTCCTCACATTGTGGTGCTCTGCGGTTCCAGGCGGCGATTGCCATATCGATTTTCCTGCGACCAATCATCTGTGCCGATTGAGCATCACAGTTATGGCAACGGACTATTGCTGACCGTTCGGGGCAATCTTCTTCGTATTGGCAAAATGCTTCTACGTACGAACTCCCGCAAAACGGACACGGTTTAAGCTTCTGTGTTTTCTCTGTCATATCAGCACTCCCACCATCCATATTTTCTTTTTGCGGAAGATATAAGCTCCCGCCAAACATCCTGTGTTTTCTCTGTCATCACTGAACCCTCACAAAGCTGTATGGGCGATTACACTTAATGCAGGTCACCTCGCCAATCATTCGGGCGCGTCTGCCGCACCCTAAGCATATAAATTTATACATCACTCCTCCGGTGGCTGTGGTAGTGGCATCCAGTGGGTAAACTGAGAGTGCCCACCGACAAACCCGCCGCCGACATAGATGTAAACACTTTCTGGCTTGTCATATTCCCCCATCATGTATTCACCTTCATTGGGGGTGTAAGTTAATATTTTCTGTCCGACTTCCGGCATTTTTTCCGAGCACTTAATCCATTCCATCTTCATCTCCTTTTGGCGGTGTCTGGTACGGCAGTCTGCTGCGAACTCAGGCCATGTAGGCGCGGTACATGGCATTGATGGCACCTTCGGTATAACCATCACCGAACTTCCATCGTATGATGCGGTTAAGCGGCATTCCCGTTTCTTTAGCACACCACTTTTCAAAATCCGTTGGTTCCATAATCAAAAGTCCTCCGGTGTCACCAAACTACGCCAGCTTTAACAAGCTTACGGCAATGAGAAATAACCTCGCGCCTCCCCACTTTCTTACTGAGTCTCCACGGTGAATAATATGGGGTTTCATCGCCATTACTTTCACCGGCTCTGACCACGCCTTCCCAATCAGTGGTTTCAGTGATCAGGTTTTTGTGTAGTTCATAAAATGCATCGTAAGCATCGAAATCACCCCAGTAGTCAGTCTCCCCGATATGCCATTCGTTACATTCATCGTCTAAATAAAAATCTTCTTTCTGGTACCGGCTTGGAAGTAGCTTAAGCAGTAACTCCATTGCTGATTTTGTTATTTTTTTCTCTACCCGAGGTTTGAGATTTCCATTCCTGCTCATATCAAAAGTCCTTCTGTCTTGGGTTATGCCGCGCCGGTGGTTTGGCACATTGATAAATTCCCAGACACCTCCCCCGCAGGAAGCATCTACCGGATATTAATGTTTGATTTTTTACTTGCTACCTGGATGAAATAACGCAATAAGTCGACTGTCATCCACTGTTTTTCGGTGAGATGAAACACCCATGAAATTAATTTTTCAGCCGTATCGCAGGACTGAATTCTTATCTCATACTGGTCGATTTCGTCATCACTTAACCGGAAAACAAAATGACTGTCATCGACTGTTAAAATTTTTCCCAATTCTTCATATTTGGCTTTAACTTCACCGGTATCCATTTGTTTTAAACTCATACATCTGCTCCTTTAAATCTGCGTTGTGCTGGCTGGCTGCTCTGCTGACAGATATTTGCGGCCATAACCTGGTCCGTATCGAGAAAGTGCCCGTCTTTGAATAGCTGATACACGGTCCCTAATTTCCCGAACCTGTTCTTTGTTACGATAATTTCGGCATAGTTCGCTGCGGGGGAATTCTCATTATACACGCCGTCCCGGTACAGCATGATGATGGCATCCGCATCCTGCTCGACGCTTCCTGAATCGCGAAGGTCCGCATTCGTCGGGCGTTTGTTTGGGCGTTTTTCCACATCACGGGATAGTTGACTGAGAGAAATAACAGGGGTCCGCAGGTCCTTAGCCATTGCTTTCAGGCTTGCTGAAATGTGACCAATAGCCAGGTCATTACGCTCTGCCTTTGGTTTTTCAATCAGGCCGAGGTAGTCGACAAGGATGAGAGATAAATTCGGATTGGCCCGTTTGTGTCGACCTGATATTGCACGGATTTGTTCGACTGTTAATTTACTGGCATCGACAACCCACACATCGAGATCCACTATGCGGCCCATGCCGACAGTTACCTTTGTCCAGTCTTCCTGGTCCATCTTCGCCGGATTGCGCAGGGATGAAACCGGCATACTTGCGGCCCCTGCAATCTGACGCTCGATAATCTGCTGGGAATCCATTTCCATCGAGAAAATCAAAACGCCTTTTTTCTGGCTGGTCCCGCGAATGGTCTGCGAAGCAACGCCTTTGGTTATTCTCAGCGCCAGTTCTGTCTTACCCATGCCGGGCCGGGCCGCAACGATAACCAGGTCAACAGGGTTTATACCTCCGGTAATATCATCAAGGTCCGGGATGCCTGTTTTCAGCGTGTCAGACTCATCACCATTCTGGACCCGTTTTTCAAGCATCTGCGCATAGTCTTCGGCTATTTCCTTCAGGTGAACGGGCCGGATCTCATCCTGCGGGGCACGGATTTCAGATGCCTTTGCCAGAAACTGATCCATTGCCTCAGTCGCTGTGTCGACGGTCCCGTGTTCGATTTGTCCTCGTACAGAGTCCATCAGTTCAATCATCTTCCGGCGGCAGTGAAGGTCCATAACCATCTTCGCGTAGCCTTTCAGGTTGGCAGCGCTCGGGCAGTTTTTCGCGGCCTCCATCACGTTGCTGAACTGGTCACCCATTTCCTCGGCAACCATCAGAACGTCAATCAGACCGCGGGCCTTCGCCTGCTTCCTGATAACCTCATAGGTCCTGCGGCAAAATCCGGACCCGAAGAATTCAGGCTCCATCGTGGAGAGAACATCACTGGCATCCTGTGTTAACCCGCTAATCAGCAGGCCACCGATAACACTCGATTCAACTTCAAAATTAATCACGACTACCTCCCTGTGAGACTTGGTTTTCCTTCGCGAACCGCTGTGAGTGTGTCTTCCTTCAGCAGATACTCGATGTCCGCTGTCCATCCACGATCACCTTCCCCGAAGTAAAACGGGCTTGCCAGTCTGACGAAAGCCCTGACGTATGAGCGCCAGCCGTCGACGTTTGGAGTCGCCAGTTTCGGAATTATTTTCTTCAGGTTACGTTTTCGCTTCTCAGTGACATCGATAGCGTGAGGCAGGCGATCACCGACTTCCTCGTTGTAGGCAATGAGATATTCGTCGTAATTGATTTTCACTGCCCGGCGCTTTTTAGGTTTAACCAACCCTTCCGCTTCACCCCCAACGGGGGTATGGGGGTTAGTTTCTTTCTTTTCTTTTGTAATAGTTTCTTTTGTGTGACTCTGTTTTGGTGACATCACTGTCACCGTTTTGGTGACACTTTTTGTCACTGTTTTGGTGACATTGTCACCAGAGTAGTGACAACCTGTTATTTCCCACTCACTCACGTTCTTGTTTGGTCCGATTCTCGGTCCATCCATAACGACTACACGCATTGCTATCAGCTCGTTTTTCGCCTTGTTAACTTTCTGCCGGGGCAGGTTGGTCAGCTCGCTTAACTGGCTGTCAGCAATACGGTCCGACTTCTTGCCGAAGCCGTAAGTTTTCCGGCAAATAGCGTGTGCTACCTTGGCCTGATTTTTTGTTAAGTCAGCGCCTATCAGGGCCTCATACAGAGCATTTGCAAGTCTGGTGTACCCATCATCAAGATCTGCCACCGTTGGCCTCTCTTGCCGTCGTGCGGCTCCAAAGTCAGCGTATGCAACGTTACTGTTCATGCCGTTTACCTCCGGTCAGTTCTTCCCTATGGGCTTTCCGCAATAAAGCATCGTTAAAAGCCGCCCTGAGTGCTTTCGCGCCTTTCTCAGTGACACTCCGTGTCTCGTTGTATTCGGCGATGTTTTTGTGCACAGCGCTGTAATTAAACCGTTGTTTCATGTATAATTACTCCAGTGTGTGATTTACTAATGCGCCTCTGCTGCTCCAACAGCCGGGGCGTTTTCTTTTGTTCTCATCAGAGAGAGTTCGCCGATCTGCTTCCACAGAAACCGGTACTCTTCCTCGCTGATTTTCTTCTCGCCTGGCAAAACAAAATCTGTGATACCGGCTGCGGCCAATGTCTCGCATATCTCCGGTAACTTTTCTGTTCTGCGTAATACTGTTGAATCGTGTACACCGAGCAGTTTTGCAACCACTGTCTGTGTGGTGCTTCTCAGTGCCTGATGAGCTGTTGCCATCAGATGATTCGACACAAAACGATTGAGCGTTTTGCGTGGATTTGCATTTTCCATAATTCATAATGTCCTTATTGAGATACAGTTATTCGCTCACTTCCTGTGAGGTGTTGCTGTGTTGAAAAA